TTCACGATGCTGATCCGTAAACTTCATCCCTTTGCGTCGTTCACTAACTTGTTTTCTCATTTCAGGAGTGAATTCGACACGTCCCGCAATGCCACTAGAATTGTAAAGTGTGCGGCTTATAATTTTACCATTATCGATCCAAAATTGTTCACGTTCGATTAGTTGACTATTGGGCAACCGTTCGATAATGTGAAATATCAGCCGATCACCGTATTTCAGATAAGCGCGTTGCAGTGCATGACAATGATGATTGCCGAGCTTCAATGCGCTGAAGTGTTGACGTTTACGCTGAACAAAATTATTGGTTGACCCAACATAAATTGAACCGGACGGCGCAATAATAAAATAGATGCCGCCGTTATGATCCATAGTTGCCGCTCATTGCCCTGCCTGACCACGTATCTAAGGGGAAATAGGCCATCATGATAGCATCGGCAAGGTTAGGGCTTCTAGTGCCATCTGGTGCCTTGTCCACGACTTGCCGCATCGCACCATTCGGTCCGATAGTCGGTTGCGCCAATTCCTTTTGAATTTGTCGGATTTTTGGAATTCGACTATCAAGCGAAATCATTTCATCCGGATCATAAATGATACCGTTGACGATGTTCTGATATGTGCGCCAAAACCGCATACGCAGTGACCACCAGCCTTGCGCTTTGAGATTTGCATAATAATCTTTGTTCAGCGGGCTTTCGTCATCGTCTGCGATCACTCGGCCAAATGGATTGATGACCTTGGCACCGGCTGACCAATTGACAAATTCAAAATCTTCAATTTTTATCACATCGTCTTCAATCAACCGATTGAATTCGCTCTTGACCGTGCTGCCAACACCCACGCTGTCATACTGAACGGCAATACCCTTGTGCTGGCGGCAATCGTCAATGACCCGCCGTGCTGCCTTGCCGGGGTCACGGTCGCCCCAATCGTCGGCATGGCGCAAGATGATACCTTGACGCTTGGCTAAGGCGTTGCGGTCAATGCCACCGTCTGCAACGTCCATTGCAGCACCCCATATGCCGCCGTCATCAATGCCGAGCCTCTTTGTGTTGGTTTCATCAATCCAACGAATGCGATTGTGCGCATCAATCGCCGCTTCGATCCATTCCGATTGAATGATGGTGTTTTGCACAGCACCGGAATAATCGCGGTCAACTTCCTGCTTGAAAATGTGAAGCATGCCTTCCGCTTCCCATTTGGCGCGGCGTTGGTCATACCATGCTTGTGTTTTTTCCGGATGATCGCGCCAATCGACAACGAACACGCGGGTTTTGCCGGGCGCGATGACGCAACCGGGCGTCCAATCCTCGCCAGCTTCACGCTTGCGGTGAAAAACGTTGCCAAGGCCATTCACAGACGAGATATCAACCGGAACGTTGGTGTTGTCGCCCAATGCGGCTTCAACCAGTTCCGGGCGCTCGTAATGGGCGCTTTCGTCTTTCCAATAGATCGATTTACGACCGCCGCGACCGATGTTGTCACCGGCTTCGCCCGCGATGATTGATCCGTTTTCCGGATTGATCACCTTCATGAACGTTGCATGATCTTTCCAGCTAAAACCGGACGGCAAGAATTCTTTAGGTAACCGGCGCAACTGAAGGCGGATTTTCTCGAAGATACTATCGGGATCACCGAGCTTATCAACCAAGACTTCCTTGCGTGAACCCCAACCAATCGCCGCGTCATTGTCGAAAAGCCATTTCGTTGTTGAGTATGACACAGCAAGCCATGTCAAACCCATATCACGACACTTTTCGAATAATCCGCCTTCTTGATCGCGTTCAAGCTCGATAATGAATTGAACCGCTTCAGCCTGACGTTGAAACAGAACAAACGGCTTCCACTTCATCGGCCCGACTGTTCGCGGATCGTATGTGTCAAGCCAATGGCAAATGAATTCGAGCTTGTGCGTTGCATAATACGCTTTGGCACCGAGCATGTAATTCGCATCGGTGCGCATGCGCTGCAACTGCTTCACCCGCCACGCAAACACGCCTTTGTAATCCGGGGGCCAATGGGCATGATCAAGCGGTTCAGGCTTCCACGGCACTGCCGCGCCCGGCTCATAGGGTTTTGCCAGCCATTCGAACAAGTCGCCGTGTAGTGAGGTATCGAGCATCTAAACCGGATCAAGCGTTGATGGCATATCCTGCCATTTCGGGTTTTTAGTCATGCGACCAAACGGATTTGTAACGCTCGCACCAGATAACGCAGCATTCAACTTTCGCGCCATTCTGTCCAGCGCTTCAGCGTCTTCATGTTCACCGGCTTGTTGCGCTCGATTAGCTGCACTAGCTAACACCATGAAATCTGTTTCGCTCATATTAACGCTTGCCATTTTTATATTCCATCCACTCGCAATAGGCATAATAAACGTTCTGTGTTGCCCATTGAACGAAATATGCTTCAACTTCACTGTGACGCTCAATCTCATAACCCGGATGCATTGATTGCATTGTGCATTGCAAAGCGTGCGTTGCTTCATGTGCCATCAATCCAACAATTTGTGCAACGTCCAATCCGGGCGGTATGTTGAATGTCACGATGATGATCAGTTCGGGAAATTTGCTCAACGTTTTATCAAAACATGCTCAACGATCTGCCGGACGGCTCAAGCATCTACGCCGCGCCACTGGTAAGCGACAAGGCGGGGGCGGTGCCAACCGATACGCAGCGTCTGCAATTCCTGATCGACAAAGGGGCGCACGTTGGTTGGAACCGGGAGGGTGATTATTGCGGGGTTTGGGTCGATGGCGAAGAAGGCGAAACCGAGTGCCTGTCAGGTTGGGGTGCTTTCCACGAAGACCCTAGAGCCGCCATTGACGCTGCGATGAACAAGGCACAGGCTGGAGGCTGAGACAGGGGAAAATAAATGAAAACAATTATCCACCTTAACCAACACATTATTAAAGATAACGCTAAAAATAACCCTTGACAGGCTACCCCAACACAGCTATTCTTACATCACACAAACAAAACAGCTTAGGAAATACGAACATGAAACCGATCAAATCAACTTTGAACATCAGTAGACAATATAAGGAGAGCTAGTGTCTAGGACTAAGAAACTTTATAAAAATACTTACAGAAACGTTGAAGATGTTAAAGATAGGGACGGAAACTATTTAAAAAGTTATGTCATCGGGGATGATTATTATATCACCCGTTCTTCTAATCTTTGGTATAATATGAACACTCGTTGTAAAGTAGGTGGGGCGGAACAGAAAAGGAATCCCTGTTATATAGGCGTGACACACGAATTTGAAAACTATAACAGTTTTACTGTTTGGTGCAATTTTCAACAAGGTTATTTAGACAAAACTGATAACGGGACTTTTTGGCAATTAGATAAAGACCTTATAACTCCCGGTAACAAATGCTATTCACCAGAGAATTGCTTGTTTGTTCCTCAAGATGTAAATAGTTTGTTTGTAAGGGGCAATTCAAATGTAAACCTTCCACTAGGTGTTTATATGCACAGGGGTTTGTTCGTTCCTAGGGAGGGTGGGTTGTACAGAGGTTGGCTGGGCTATTTCACAGACCCCTTAGAAGCGCATAAAGTTTGGCAAAGGGCTAAGGTAGCTAAAATTGAAGTTTTAACAGAAAAATATTCTTCTTATTTTCGCTTGACAGAAGCTTTGAACAGGAATAAAATTAGACTACAAAACGACATAGACAATGATCAACAAACATTCTGAGGTGTAAAATGAGTAACCTAAACATCAGTAATCTTTCTCATCCAAGATGCTTATGGAATATTGAAAGTGCAATGATCCAAGCTGTACAAGGCTCTAAGAAAAACAGCATTGGTTGGGCAAGTGTTGAGAATAAACATGGCAAAGAAATCTTGCTTGTACGCCATGTTCGTAGCCCTAAAGGGTTGTCATTCTGGATGTTTGTAGATACAAAATACAATGATGTGACACAAAATGTGTTGAAAACTTTACGTAATTCTGTTAAGGAGAAATAAGATGGAAAATAAAATTAGAGTTAGTCTTGAGGTTTCATTAGATGATTTTGTTGACTCTGTTTGGCTTCTTGATTACCCTGAGATTATAAACTTTA